GAGGATGCGAAGGAGTATCTGAGCGACATCTGCCAAAACCCTGATCGGGAACCCGAACAAGTCCAGGCGTATCTGGAAAAGATTTACAACATCGAGGTTGTGCCAGACCTGCACAAACCGCACAGTGTATACACAATGACTGATGCAATGGTCGTTTCGACCTTCCGCACTCAAGTCATTATCAACAACACAAAGGGCGAAGTAATATGGCAAGAAAGCCTAGACGACCGCGTGGGCCATCTGGCCCCAAACGACCGCGATCAGTTTCGGGAAAAATGGCCCCTAATCCGCGACCTCGCCCTAAAGGGGTTCCCCGACCGCGTGTTGTCGCACCTAGAGTGCTGGCCAGACCTCGTTTGGCCAACACCTTCAATAATAGCCGACGAACGGCGGCGAAGGCTGTCGGCAAGGCCCGACCAAAGCCTAACCTTCGTGGCTCCGTCACCTCGCTCGCTCGAAAAGCGCCCAAGATCATCAACACCCTAGTAGATGTGGCTATCACGCCCCTTGGTTTAATCTCCCCAGGACCACGAAAAGAAGAAAAATGCACTCCGCGACCAAACCCCCGAAAAGCTGGAAAAGCCCGTGCTAACGGATCGGGGACAAAGCGGCCCTATACCCCGCAAAAATGGTGTTAGTGTGCGCTTTATATTGACGGCCCTGTTGTGTTTAGTGCTTAGTGCTTGCCAACTGGCACTTCACACAGGGACGGAAATTACATGCTCGATAAAATCGCCAAAGCGGTTGGTATTGGCTCCAAAGTCGCAGGCCTATTCGGCCCTTCGGACGAACGGATGGCCAGGCGAACGACCAAGCAACATTTCACAAATGTGCGTGATGGCGCATTAAAGGCGGGGTTTAACCCTGCCTTTGCGCTTGCCTCCGGCGCGGGTGGTACACCTCGCACAGGCCAATCCCCGCTGAATAGCCGCCTGGACAACCTGGGCGGCGCCCTTATAGATTTTGCCGACATGATCGACCCCGTGAGGGCTGAAACTGAGAGGCTGAACAATGAGATACTTTCGGAAGAAGTCATTAGGTTACGCCGCCGCAACGCGAACCCTTTCGGGGTGCCGGGGATGCAGAGAACGTCGAGTCCAGTTAAGACGACTGCTCCTCGCAAAGCGACGCAAGCCGAAATCGACGCCGCGAAAGAGTATGTAGACGGTGCAAAGACTGGCTTTGGCTCTCCGCTCGATCCCAATGAGGTCCTCGATGGTGCCAAGGTCGTTCGGGAAACCGACGACAGTACAAAAAACGCCTACTCGTTGATTGATACTCCGACCTGGTGGCCGTCTGCGGACCACATAGAGTTCAACTTTGGGGATGATAGCTTTGTCACCAGGTGGCACTCGGCCCTTACTCCGTTTGTTGTCGTAGGCAACAATTGGAGTGAATACTGGGATATTCTGGGAGGAGATGATCCCAAGCCCGTCGAAAAGATCAGTCCTCCCAAAACCTCAACCCCCCCAGGTTCTTCGAAGTCTCGCAAGGCTCGTAAGAACCGCAATTAAGGAAACCTTCCATGCAAAAACAACACTCAACACGAACGATGCCGTATCAGCCGAATGCCCCGCGTATTCGGCGCAATGCAATTGAACACCAACGGTTCATTCGTCCAAACGTGTCTGGTGCCGTCACCACTTCCTTCGGTGGCGTTCTTATGCCGCTGGCGGCTCAAGGTCTTCTTCGGGAAGATGGAATGCGAACCTCTACGTTCGGCGTCAATCTTCAAATGGCCGAAACATCCGCGATGTTGATTAACGCGGTTCGCGTTACTGCTCGTGCCTTCTTTGTGCCTAAGCTTGCCTTCGAGCGCTTCAAAGATATGGGCACGATCAACCGCTCTTATGCGGGTGAGGCTGAAGTGGACGGCGAAGTCGTACCTTGGTTTCAGCCCTATACCGAAGGTGCTGAGGTTTCTGCTTTCAGGAAAGCCCTTGGGCTTCACATGCCCATTGGCGAAACCGGGAATACCGATTACGTCGAAGCCTACAACGCGATTTGGAACTACCTCGCTACGCAAACCTCACCGAGTTTGGAACTGCGACAGAGTACTGACGACACGCTGGCGCCTGCCTTCTGGTCTAACTCCAACATGAAATATGTGGTTCCCACGTTCGATGATGCCCTGATCGAGGGCGAAGTACCGTTATCAGTAACGGGCGGTCAAATGCCTGTGACAGGCTTTGGTATCGGATCTTCCAGCGGTGCCGGGTCTACCCAAACCGTCTATGAAACGGACAAGGGTGATGAAATCATCACCTACGACAAGGCCATTCGCGGTAGCCAAAACGATCCCAATGCTGGATTGATTGCTAAGATCGATGCTACCGGCCTGCCGCAAATCTACGCGCAACTGGTAGAAGATGGGATTACCGTCTCTCTGGCGAATATCCAAATGGCGCGTGAAACCGCTACTTGGGCGCGACTGCGTACCCAATTCCAAGGCGTGTCCGAAGAATGGATGATCGATCAGCTCCTAGCTGGTATCCAGGTTCGCGATGAGCAACTGCGGCACCCCATCGAACTCGACATGAAAGAAACCACGGTCGGGATGATGGAACGCTATGCAACGGACGCGGCCAACCTGGACCAATCGCTTGCCGATGGTCGAGCATCGCTGCGACTTCAAGCGGGTATCCCGCCGACAACAACTGGCGGCGTCTTTATGATCGTCGGCCAGGTGCTGCCGGAACAAGTGTACGAACGTCAACGCGATTACTACTTTGCAGCGGCCACTGTGGACGATCTTCCTCAAAGAACGTCCGACGAACTCGACCCCCAGCCGGTCGAAATGGTCGCGTGCAAAGAAGTCGACTCCAGCCATACTCAGGGCGATGATCTCTTTGGCTATCGTCCGCTTAATGCAAAATGGATGCGACGTTTCACAGCCCTTGGCGGTCGGTATTTCCGAGAGAAGCCAGATGATCCGTGGACCCAGGATCGCAACCGCATATGGACCCCTGAAGTCCCAGACGTGACCCTGGGGCCAGACTTCTATCTGTCCACGGACATTTCCCACGAAGTGTTCAACGACAGCAACCTCGATCCCTTCGAGTGGTGGGTGAACGGTGTCGCAATGACTGAGGGATTGACCTACTTTGGCCCGGCCCTGAGAGAAGCGACGGACGACTATGACAAAGTTATCGCTCAAGTTGATGGCTCTCGCCTTGCCGGGGATGGTACAGACACTCCCGCTGCGCCTGTAACCGAAGAAGAATAGCCTGGTTTAGTCAGTTAATCGGGGGGGCTGTCGCTCCCCCTTTTTCTTCCAAGTTATTGAACAGGAAGATTACAGGTTTGAAACCTATCGAGCAGTCGTGCAGGCACTCTTGACGAAGTGGCCCAGCTTGCTGGGAACATCTTCGCGCCTGCACAATAAACAAATGAAAAGCTTGCTTTTCTCAATTCTTCAAAGGAACCCATACCTATGAAATGGAATGATGACTTCACCCAAATGCCCTTTGGGCGCGTTACAGTGCGTTCTACAGACCGTTGCGAGATTTATGAGAGCAATGACCCTGACGGTGATGACAAGCACCTGGTCGCCCTTTTTGAGGGCGAGACGCGTATATATCTTCGCGGTCCCTACTTCACCGTGTTGACAAACGGTGATTTTTATTGGCTAAATCCCGCTGTGGATCAATCTTATTCTAAGCAATATCCCGACGTTAAGTTTACGTCGCTCGATCGGCCTAGTCCGATGTCGCCTGAAATGCGTGCGATCCACGAAATGCAACGCCGGAACGAACTCGAACGGGATCGGTTCCGCGAACAAGTGGAGAGAGAAGCACATGAACGGATTGAGCGACTGCGCGCCGATATTGGAAAAGATCGCGTATCTACGTCAGAGAATAAAACACAGCCCAAAGCCGCAAAGTCGGTTCCACCATCAGGCGGTGAAAGCGCTGACCAACCCCCAGGCGAAGATGATAGTGGATCGCCTGAAGCCGGAGTGGTCCACACTCGAGGAAAAGGTACAGACTGACTTCATTATCGCTGTAATGAATGAAGCCGCTAAAATGGGTATTCCATTAATCGGTGATTTCGTTTACGGCGATAACGGTCTATCCAGTGAGTTTCTTCACTATGACCGACTGCGAAACTTCTCGCTGTCAGAACACCAAGTGATCGAGCAACTGATCCACAATCGTGCTCAATTACATGGCGGGGCGGTAACTCGCGACGGGTATTTCCGTTGGCAGTACCGCCCCAAACCGCCCAAATCCGGGCCAAAATCCCTGGCCGAAAGAGCGCTTCGAGCGAAACAAACTGAGCAAGCCATTGCTGATTACATCGAACGCCTTCACCTGGCGGGTGTTCGAACCTCTGGAAACCGAACCCCTGAAGAAATGGACGCCGACCCCGTGTCGCCTGTCCATGACCTGGCCTACCTCAGATGGCCTATGGGCCTATGCCCGGTGTGTCAGGTCCCAGGATCGTTGCGAACCCTTCGAGGTAATGCCTGGCAAGGCTGGCCACATGACTGCCACCTCGATGATGACGAACAGGAAGATTAGCAACACAGCCCCCCGAACCGGAAACTCCAAATATTGGAGGTTCGGGGGGCGTCCAACTGAGAACCCCCTTGTCTTCTATAGCGCCACTGACACCACATGTGTATAACACCCGTAAAACTACAGTCTGAGGATGGCTTTAAAATGGTCCGTTGCCGTAAGTGCCGGAACTGCATTAGCGAACGCAAAATGCACTGGATCGGGCGGATGAACGCCGAACAAAGCACCAGCCATAGCACCTGGTTCTGTACCTTCACCTATGGGAATGGCGTCTGCCCCGAAACGGGGCGCGAGATACCAGCCTCAGAAAACCCAAACGCCTACATGCTGAATTACCCCGACCTGCAAAAGTGCTTCAAGCGTATGCGCAAAGCCGGACACAAGTTCTCGTACTTGGCAGTTGGGGAATATGGGTCCGAGAAGTCTCGCGCCCATTTTCACGCTGTGATCTTCTGGAAATCCCCGCCGCCGCTACGCCAGATGAATAAGCGGTTGGACGATTGCACCTTTTGGGACCTGGGGTTCGTGCAATACGAATTCCCAAAGTCCACCAAAGCCGCCGCTACCTACATGATGGAATACCTGGATAAGGACAACATCCACAAAAACGCCCTGCGCTATTCCAAGCGCCCTGCCCTGGGCGAGGAATACTGTCTGGAATACGCCAGGAAACACGCGCGACAGGGTTTGTCCCTGTTTCAGCGCGGTCCATCGTTCACCGTAGACGGCAACGACAATCGGCACGGCAAGCCGTTCTTTTACAAGATCGAGCGCGACAGTTCGCTCTATACAAAGATGCTCGACGCCTGGTTGTTGGAATGGTCGCGAAAGCGCCCTGAACAAAAGCTGGCATTAAGTGAGGATGCGAAGGAGTATCTGAGCGACATCTGCCAAAACCCTGATCGGGAACCCGAACAAGTCCAGGCGTATCTGGAAAAGATTTACAACATCGAGGTT